ATTCACGAAGAGCTTCCCAAGAAGTATGCTGTTCACAGCACACTCATAACAACCTACGGACTTGCGTATAACGAATATAGCGGTGCCTTCCAACAGGTTATAACCCTTGAAAATTTGTTCTCATAAATACATATTCCCAAACTAACAAACTCTGCCAAATGTCCTAAAAAAATGAGATTTGGCAGAGTTTTATTTTATCTGCAATAATTATCGTAATACCCGTTACCGTAATGGCGGTTACGATAGTATAAAAGTAAAAATTAATTATTCTTTCACAAATTCATCATTTGGCTCATCTTCTACCTCCACTGACGGCTCAAAGCCCGTTGACTCATCGTAAGTTGGTGAGCTATGCTGGCCGTGGTTATCGGTGTCGTGCTGCGGGGCATCGCTATGCTGCGTAAATGGCGGCATAACAAGATAGCGTTTTACCCAGTCGCGATATTTCCAAGCCGAATACTCACGGAACCATACCTCATAGTCTATCCAGTACGCCTGAAGCATATTGGTGGTAAGAGGCATATCGAAGTATGTAAGGTTACATCGCTCATTGAGTGCCGGTTCTCGGTTCTTGGCATCTTGAATTGCTACATTGAGTCGCTGGAAGACAATGAAGGGGTCACACTCTCGCTCCGCGTCTGAGTTGTTGAGCGTGTTGAGAATGAAACGCACACGCATTGTCGCTCGTCCTTCGCCTATACGCTGCTGGGCTACGAGATAGCGTACATTAACAAAGTGTATAAAGACCGCAGGGAAGGCAATCTCATACTCCAAATTCTCACTGCGTATAAGACGAGTGAACTGGCCGTTGTCGATAGCGATAGTCTTAAACAGCGGTGGCGATGTAGGGTCATCGGGGTCTTCACGCACAGTGAGGATAGCACGACGCACAGCATCGTACATATTCACAAAAGGGTTCTCCGACACCTTTTCGGGAATACTATCTACGGGAGGTGTTGGCTCCTCTGTCTGCGGTTTGTTATGCTTATCTTTTATCATTTCGGGAATCCTTCAAAAATCATATCTACAAGACCGTTGATGTGGTCTTCAATGTTGGGCGAGAAACCTATAAACTGACGATGTACAGGGCGGCGTGTTGAGTATTGGTTCACGGTGTATAATCCGAACTTCGGGTCTGTGTTATGCACCGCAGCGTAGTTCTTATACTTGCCTCGCTTCTTACCTCGCTTGCCTCGGATGTAGGAACTCACCTCCGTAGTCCAGATGTCGTAATGTGTGGTACGGCGAAAGCCTCCCTTGCCGTGCAGTTTACCAAACTCTAATGAGCGGCCACGCTCTCCCATGATGCTTCTTGACAGCGTGCCGGTATCAACCATCGTGGGGTGAGTAAACTTCTTTCCCCACTTTGATGTGCGGGCAGGCCATTTACTGCCGTTGAAACCACCTCGCTCAAAAGAGGATTGAAACTGCTGCTTGGCATATTCACCCGCCGCCGTAACAAAGTCCTGGGCATTGTAGAAGAGCTTGCTTCCTAACATTCGGTAGTTACCGTTTCGCCATTGGGCACAGAACTGGTCAATAGTTATCTTGCTCATGGAACTTCGATTTTAGGCGTTTGACAATCTTCTGTACAAACTCGGGTAACTGTGTATCAAAGTAGCGATGGGCATCGGTAAAGATTCTGCCACCCGTTGCGAGGCTCTCGCGGAAAACAGGATCAACCATCGAGCGACACTTGTCTATACTCAATGAGGCTCTTACTCCTGCAAAGCCATTGGCAATAAGATAGCACCTACATCCCCATTCAATGGGCGGTATCAACTCTGCCGGAAACTCCGACTTGCGATACGACACACCTTCTAGTGATAGGTGCCACGGGCGCACGCGCTCGTCCCCCTGCGTCATATATGTAATAACAGACTCGGCATTAACGGCCATCCACCACGCAGCCATCTTTGCTGCAAAGAGGACTTGCTCATTCTCTGCCTCGGCATAGGTGAGGTTATACTGCTCACAGATTGTTTCGTAGTCGAGCAAGCACCCCTCATCAACCTCTTCGGGCAGTTCGCTTATCATCGTCATCTCCTCGGCAGCAGCAAAGTCAATAAGGTTATCGATGGCGGCCACGAGTATTTCGTGCTGCTGTCGCTCACGCTCTGTCGTAAAGTTGTTGTGATTACGCAGTATGCTTAATGCATCATCAAAGTCCAACGCTAAACCTCTCAATGCTCGGTCAATCAGGAACGAGCATCGATGAGTTATGATATCCTCGATGATGTCCTCACGCTCGGCACTGTTCTCCCAGTGATGTATAAGCCTGCGGAAAGCATCTCGAATGACCTCATACTCCCGTTGTGCTTCACTCTCTAGCCCTTTTGCCTCTACATCAGGGAGCGGAAGTTGGGCTACGACTTCGCTCCCAGAAGAAAATTTGCTACTTGCGAGCCTCGTTGTCTGCCGTAGCGGCGGTAGTACTCCTCATCAGACATTATCCCTCGGTCGTTATGACTCACACCAGGCGTAACACCTCCCGTTCCTCCAACGCCAGACATTACATTGAGCTGTTTGCCCACATTGATACCGAACTCCTTCTCAATCTCATCGGCAGATACTTCATACTTATCCGTAATGAGCGAGTAGAGTTTGATGCGATCCTCGTTGTTCATGTCTATGCGGTTAGAGTATTTGAACTCCAAACCCGCCGGGATATAACCCATAGCAACAAGGCGAGGCACAATCTCCTCGTTCATTATGTTTTCAATATATCGGCGGTAGACCTCGATACGCTCACGGAAGATATCCTGATGAGCCTTTGTAGAGCCCACATAGGATTGCATACCACCTGCCATAGACTCTGAACCCAGCACAAGGTTTGCCACCTCGCTGTTTACAAACTCTATAAGACCTGTATATATCTTCTCCGAGTTAGACATCGTGAAGGTCTTGATATCGACCTCATCCTCGATACCCGTTACCACAACCTTGTTCTGAGCAGCATTAGCAATCTCGTTAGCCAATCGCTTGCGGTCTGCATTGCTCTCCGATACGGTCTTACCGTGAATAATGGGCTGACCATAGGTGTGAGAGAAGTTCACATAGTTGGCCACGGTAAACTTCTTGGCAAGGATAAGTGGCGTAGTTGCTGAGAAGAGTCCGAGGTCGCCTGATGATATAAGCACATAGTTGCGCTGGTAGGCAGGATTACGCAAATCCCAATGTGGCTCCCAGACACCTTGACGCTTGAGCACCGCCTTCTGATCAGGAAGCACATTACGACGCTCGATGCTGTTTACCTCTGCAAGTTTCCCGGTTTTCGGATCGATAGTGGGCATAATCTCCAACAGTGTGTAGCCATATAGTTTCGACTCCACAATGCCCTTGATGATCTTGTCGAACTGCGAGCCCTGAATTTTCTGGGTGTTCTGCACATCCTTGATGTACTTTCCCTTCTCGTTTACGCGGGCAAGCATATACCTATCACCGAGAATCTGGCTCTCCAAAGTCTCGATTACGGAGCGGATATGAGCGTCCTGCTGGAGGCAGGCATCATAGAGGTCGATAAGTTTGGATCGGTCATCGAGGATGTAGCCAGATTCGATATCTCCACGCACCGAACGATAGCGGTTATTTCGCTCTATTTCTCGCACATATTCCTGTATGGTTTTCTTCGATGTTCGGAAGATGCTCGATAGCAATTCTCCGTTAAAAGTGTTGTCCGAAGTTGTCATTTTCACTCTTTTTTGAAAGAGTAGAGAAAAATTTTTGAGAAAGTTTTTGGCAAAAAATTGTGGACAGGGAGTTTTTGTTTATCTGCTTAATATACAATCGACAGCAGAGGTCAATTGCTGACATACGACAACACTCGTAACACCTTAATAATCAACGAAAAAGCCACTTAAAAAGCATCGGAAAATGGTTGATTATTATTAACTTTACCCTCGCAATTGCAAAAAATTATATGAACAAGAAACAAATTCAAATAACAAATGAAGAAATAAAATGAGAATAGAAAAGGTCCCTTGTCGAACAATTCGATATAGGGAATTTCCCGAATTGCTCTTCGGAGAATCACCGAATAGCGGCTCTACATATTTCGATGCAACTCACTTTATCCGCAGTCGCGGAGATGAGCGCAGACATAATGTTCAGGAGTTCCGTATAGCCTTCCAACACTGGATTACGACTCTTACCAACATATACAGCATCGAAAAGGAGGCTCTCGTTATCCGTGATGAAACATCGGGGCATCTGTTAATTGATGAATGCCTGGCCCTGCTTTTTGTCGTCTATGTCGATCCTGACTTCGGCGTATATATGTTAGAACGCATATCAGAACTACTCATAGATGGCTTTTCGGTTTCAGACAGTTGGCTGGTTATGGCTGCCGGTAATAGATTTACTATTGAGGAATTAACAAGAAATGTAAAATCCAATGAGACGTAGCAAGTTTATACGACCCAAGGTCGTGCTAATCTTCAATGGTGCAAAACATCTTATAGCCATCACACGCTCAATTCGTAGTGCTACCGAGCTAACCAAAGGCAGTCGCTCATCTATTTCGGCCTGCTGCATTGGTAAGCATAAAAGTAGCGGTGATTTCTACTTCAGACATCTGCACGATGATGTGGAGATAGAGATCGCAGATTTGGGAACACTGCTTTTAGCTGAATATGATGAGTTGTGTGGTGTTGAGAGAGACTATTACACCATTAAGGAGATGGCAAAAAAGCGAGTTAGAAAAGAGATTAAAAAACAGAAAAAAGTGAAGTAACTATGAGAGAAAACAGAACTGTCCCGTTTCGAGATACGAGCATTAAGGTGTCCCGGAACTATTATGGCCACCAGTATATCTGTATGGCCGATGTGTGCGAAATTATCAAGCAACGTGAACTATTGAAGGATGGAGCAATCCTCAATCTCTGTCCTTCGGCTATGAAGATGACCTTTCGCCGTAATGGGCGTGAGTATTGGGCTATCCGTCCAAGCGATATGCATACCATTATTCAGTTAGTGCGTAGGGAGAGTATTTTACCCCGAGACCTAATTGACGAGCTGGAAGATTTCGGCAATAAGGTATTCGAGATTGAGGCAAGCGAGATGCAGGCCCAGCACCATGTGGATACCACCGTTAAGTTCAACGAAGATATGCCCGTTACATTTAGGCGCATCGGAGACAAGCTGATGGTAAATGCCACACAGATTACTCAGCCCTATGGACATTTCCCAAGCGACTGGTTGCGTGTTGCTGCTACGGACAATCTTCGCCGCAGACTGGCGCAGAACAACATTACCGACAGATACGAGTTTCAGATATTGACCTCGCGTGGTCGTGGCATTGGTGCGACTTGGATTGAAGCACCATTGCTTACTGCCTTGGCTCGCTGGGTAGATCCCGACCCCGATTCCGCCTTGGTGAAGTGGTGTGATGAGCAGCTCATCATCTTCGAGGATAAGTATCAAAAGCGTCTTCAAAAGAGGAAGCAACCTAAGACCATCAATATCCCTTGCCTGAGTAAGCCGATGCCTGAGGACATCAACACTGCAAACAAGATGATTGATGAGCTGAGAGGCATCGTCCGTGAGTATGCTCCAAAGGCGGCATTCTACGATGACTTCATAGAGAACAGAGATTGGTTTAAGAGCACCCATATTGCCGAGGAGCTCAACATATCCTCTCGCCATATGCACAAGTTCCTGATGGAGGAAGGTATCTGCAAGTACCAGAAGAAGCAATGGGTGGTACTGCCGGCATACCGCTCGTGGCAGTGCGATGTGCCATACACTTGGGAGAATGCCCAAGGTAAGATGTTTACCTTTGGCAGTGTAAAGCGTTGGACACACATCGGTCGCGAGTCAATCATTGAGTTGTGGAACAAGAAACACCCAGAATTTGCATAATGGAGACATCATTGCAGCGTATTATGCGCAAGACAGGTCGCAGACCCATTGAGTGCAAGTGTCAGAAGTGCAAGCAGCAGTGTAAGACACCTTGCTTAGGTACTCCCGAAGATATTCT